ACTCATCATTGGTACTTCTGTATGTAGCCAATGTGCTTGTTGTTGTTTCATCCAATAATCATGTGCTTCTGGATATTCAAAGGGTTTATAAACGATACGTTCTTGCAATAATGATGTTTTTGCCATATTAAATAATTTATTTTATTTTGAAATTGTGAAAAAATTAGGGTCGTAAGCTTTTTTTAATGCTGCTTTATCATACTTGTCTACATCTGTATCAAACTTATTTGTTTTAACAGCTGGTGTAAAGTTTTCTTCTTCCTCTAAATCTGTATTGTAATTATGTACTTCAAAATGACCTGTAGCTGTGTCAGCTTTAACTGCAAATGTAAGACCATCTATACCATACCTATTTTTCATAATATGAAATCTACCTGTGTTTTTTACTTTATCTTCTTTTTTTCTTGATAAAGACATTGCAAAATCAGATATCATTAACTTGTCATAAGAACCTGCTGCTTTATCTCCTTCTATAATGTCATCGTTAGCACCAGCCCTATTTACTTGAGAAACTGACCAAATAGGTATGTCTAATTCCCGTGCTAATCCTTTCGTACTTGTATAAATATCATCAATTTCGTCCTTACGCTCCCTACTTTTACGTCTTGATGAAAGAAGATCAACATAATCAATAATTACTAAATCTGCTTTGATCCCCATACCTTCTACTTTTTTAATATGTGACTCAATTGTGGACATAGTTGCGCGCCCTGTTGGGTATTCTTTAATTATTAATTGACCTGGTAATTGAGGTATTACATCTTCAGCTAATGCTCTTAATTTAATGGTTTCATTAACAGGAGTTTTAGTAAAGAAAGCATCATATCTTTTTCCAACATAAGCTTCTCCTAATTCTAAAGTATAATGAAGGACATTATAACCTGCTCTTACAGCATAACCACCTAAAGCAACTAATGACCACGATTTACCACCTCCTGGACTACCAAATATAAGACCAAAATCTCCGTTTCCCAGTCCACCTTGTAAAATGTCATTAATCTTAGGCCAAGGTGTTTCAATAGTTGTTCTTGTATCTTCTCTGTACCTTTCTTCAATATCCTTAATATATTCATGTCCTACGTTTTTATCTTGACCTGCTTTTAAAGCACCCTCAACTAAATACCTAATACCTTCAAAATCCCCAGCTTTTAACATATCAACTGAGGACATTAAGGCCTTCTTCAATTGTTGGTTTCTACAAAAATTAGTAAATTCTTCTTGGACATACTTTAAATCATCGTCAGAACTAACATATGCTGTTTTTAATTGTTCTTTAATTGCAATTTGTAATACTTCATTATCTACTTTTTGTAATTCAACCTTTAATACTTCTAATGTAGGTACATGGTGATACTTATCGTAATAATTTAATATCTCTTTTATAGCCCATCTATGTGCACTATTTTCAAAATATTCTTCACTAATAATATCGTGTATATTAGTTAAAAAATCTTTATGGGTAAGAAGTGATGATATGACTTTTATTTGGAAATCATGCCCATATTGATTTAATGTATGTAATGTCATAACCTTTTACTATTTTATTGTTTATAAATTGGAAATTGAGTGAAAATATCATTTAACCAAACATCAACATTTCTAATCATTCCTCCTAATTTATCTTCATTATACAACTGTATAAATAATTCAGCATTAAATTCAGGTAAATCTTCAGTAATTAAATTATCAATGTGTTCTTTACCTCTATCATCTATCATTGGAACACTTAAATCCATAACTTTATAATTAGTTTCAATTCTACTTTGATCCTGAACTATGCGTGAATATACAACATGCTCTTTAAATTTCCTAGTAGAAATTTCAAAAATATCATCTAATGTTAATTCTTTAGTTTTTAATTCAGGGAATTTTTTAAATATTCCCTTAGCTCCTAATCCCTTAATACCTTGAATATTATCTGAATTATCACCTAATAATGTTTTATGTAGAATAAAATTTGATGGTAATAAACCAAATTTTTCTTCAACTACCTTTGGAGTATAATATTCTTTTTCCATTGGTCTATATACAATAATTTTATCAGTTACTAATTGTAAAAAATCTTTATCACTAGATACTATAAAACAAGTTGAATCATGTTTTTCTACTAATTTTTTAGATAACACGGCTATAATGTCATCAGCTTCAACCTTATCGAGTATAGTGGTTTTAACAGGTAATAGCTTTAAATATTGAATTATACGTACTATTTGGTCGATTTTTGAATCATGTTCTTCTTCAATATTATCAAATGCTTCCCAATTTGTAATTCGTTGTAAATTTCTTTGAGATTTGTATTCGGAGAGCAAGTTCTTACGGTTTACCGTTGAACCTGCTCCGTCGAATACTACATAAACAGATGTAGGTTGTGTTTGTCTAATCATTGCACCTAAAGAGCGAAAGAATCCACCCAACCCACCAATGTGGACTCCATCAGGATTTACCATATTCATCATCGCAAAGTTTCTAAAAAATAGATTTAAACCATCTAAAATTAATACTTTATCATGTCTATTCGGAGTAGTTTCCTCCCCTTGCTCTTGGACTTCATCCAAAAGTTTAAATAACTCTTTATGTTTCATGTTTTAGTTTATAAGTCCTGTGAGTCAAAAAGCACAGGTGTTACATCTTGTTCGTCCTCTACAATCTTAAATGTTCCTCCTCCTAAGATTTTAGACCATTCATCAGCATGCTCTTTTTTATAAGCATTTTTATCTTTGTCTGTATCTTGTATAAAACCATGGTTTGTCATAACAATTTTACCTCTTGATTGCATACCATTAACGTGGTTTTTATCAATTTGTAAATTTGTTCTTTTACCCCATTCTACTTGCATACCACCTTTAATTGCTTTAATTTTAGATGTTCCAGCATTTGATATGTTTCCAAATGTAACTACAAATGTAGCATCATACCACATTGCCATTCCACCTTTGTTCATCATTTTTGGCTGACCCATAGGGGATTCAGCTTTTGCTGTCCAAACTTTATTAACTGCAATTAATGTATTAGTATATGGTGATGATTCTTTACGAGACATTACAATACTCTGATTAACTGTATTACCAAACTGTGTTGACATTGCTCCTGCATTCCATTCATTGTTGTTTTTCAGTTTTTCAACTGACATTGCACAAGGAATAGAACCAATAGAATCCCAGAAAAATGTTAGATCATAAGGTAAATTACCTTTTTTCTGTTCATTCTGTAAATCCATTATAAATGCTGCTACGTCTTCAATAGTATGTAAAGTTTCTCTATCGACATAAATAAAGTTTCCTTCATAATCAATAACATTACCTTCATCATCCTTAATAAGTTTAACTTTTAAACCCATTTGAGCTGCATGTTCCCAATTCCACTTCATCTCAGTAATAATAAATACAGGAAGTTGTCCCATATTTTGTGCTGAAACTGCTGCTTCTAATAGTGCTGTAGTTTTACCTGTGTCAGAATGTCCTCTAAGTAATGAAATATGTCCCATTGGTATACCAGGTACTCCTGCTATTGCTTGAAAAGCAGGTGATAATGGTATCCACTGTTGTTCCTTAAATTTAACGTTTTTATCTAAACCTTTAGATGATTTAAACTTATTAAGGTCAAATTTACTCTTAATCTCGGCAGACACTGCTGCCGAGAGAGACTTTGATGCTTTTTTTGCCATACTTAGAAAGGTAAATCATCAGTTTTACCATCTTTATCATCAAATAATGAGTCAAATTGGTCGGTTTTTGATTTCTTTACGTTCGAAGTATCTATACTAAAATTAGATTTAGGTGATTCAGCAGGTGCAGGACCTGTTGGTTCTGAAACATCACCTTCTCCTTCTTCTGGAGCTAACCATTTTTCTAACGCTGATTTCATTTCATCAAATGTGAATTTTTTAAATTCAGCTTTAGGTTCAGGTTGAGTATTTGACCAAGTTTCTACTTGAGCAGCATCATCACTAAGTTGTGTTTGTTTTAATCTAACTCTAACTGATGATTTATTATACTGTGTACCTGTAGCTTCTGGTCCTACTGTTTCAATTGTAAGATCTCTACCTGAAACAATATCAGTATAATCTCCAATTTCTTCATCTACCGCTAATGAAAGTAATTCTTCATAAATTAACTTTCCAAATTGCCATAATCTAACACCTTTATCTTCTTCACCTCTAACTATTACAGGTGCAAAGATTCTAGTTTTAGCATCTAACTTTTTAGCTAATAAATAATTTTCCTTACTATATTCTTCTCTAAGTTTTTTAGCGAATAAAGCAATTGGGTCTTTTTCACCCCAAGTTTCAGGTGATAGCATCACCTTATTTGTAATACCATAATAGAATTTTAATTCTGTAAATGGGTTATCAGCATTATACGCAGATGGTACAATTCTGATTTGTTGTTTTCCTACAGTTGGTCTCCAAAATGTTAAAGAATAATCCCTCTTTTGTCCTCCTGTGGGTGATTTTTGTTGGAGTGTATCCAACTTCTGTTTAAGTTTACTTAAATCCATAATATAACTATTTTTATAACTGTTAATGTAACCACAATATACGACCTATAATTTGGGAATCCAAACTATAGTTCAATTATTTTGTGTATTTTTGTATTCAATTGATTGAGTTCATTGTGCTGGGTAAGTAAGACACAATTTCTGTAGTGTTGCCAATCTACTTGGTATTTAGTATCTACTACACCTCCATTTAGCTTTTTAATAAGCTCATTAAGGGCATTAATAGTATACAAAGTATTGGACTCTTTTTTCCTATGTACTAAGATTGTATTATCTGGTATGTCGTGTACATTTCCTTGATCTACATTGTAAGTAACAACGTATTCATCTTTTCCTACAATTTCTAAAACAAACATTTTGTTGTAGATAATAGTATATTTAGAAGTTAACTTGTCTATAAGACCATCTAAATTTTCTAAGTTAGTAAATGTACAGAATAATTTATTATTCAAATCTCCTATATTATAGATATCTTTAACGACATCGTAATTCGCATTATACGTATTTGGCTCTTTATCTAAAATCGTAATCATAACCTTGTTTTGTTTTAATATTTAATTTATACGTAGAAAATACCATTTTGATATCGTCCATAACCTGCTCCTCTTCTTTATCCCAATCAAATAAGAATGAATCGTATGTATATAATACTAATTTAGTTTTCTTATTCTTTAATATTTTTATTATGTCCCACAATATACGAACGTTCATTGACGTCTCCAAATTTTGTAATAAGTAATTGAATAGTTTTTGCGGATTCATGTCCTCAAGTACATCCCTTTTGTATACAAAGTTTGATATCGGGCACGTTATCTTACCTTTTTGTTTAAATTCATACCAGAGATCTTTTACGTATATATCAATTTTCTTAAAAAATTCGATATGCCTATATTGATCAAATACTCCTCCATATAGTTGTTTAAATGTTAATTCTTTTGATTTAGCATAGCTTACTCCATAGAGTTGTTGTAAATGACTATGAATATCAACAGTGGGGAAAGTATAATCAACGAGGCGACAAGACAAGCTAGGGTGAAAACTGCTAATGTCAATTTCGTAAAGATAATCATTACTCGGAATAAAAGACTTTCTACATCCGTTGTCTTTGTTAAGTGCGGCATAATTTACATTTTTAAATTTATTAGATGGTCTAGTAGTTGTTGTTTTTAAGTTGAACTGAGTGTAGACGCGTTTATCATTAGTGGGATAGAAATGTTCTTTGAAGGTTTCATTGTGTATTTGTATTCCACTTCTCTCGATGTAGTTGAACACCAAGGATACTCTATTGTTAAAGAATTCATTATATTTTGTTTTTTCTTGATTAATATTTGTTTTTAAGTCATTAAAAATTTGTTCGCACAATTCATAATGTTTGACAACTGGTATAATTAGGTTAACATCTGGTTCATCGCCATATTTCCTATACATTATTTCATGTATCTTAGTTGTTGGTCGTATATACGTAGTAGGTGGTATATTTATGTCATAAAGAGCTTTGTTTGGAAAATAATGTAACATCTCCTTTTTATC